TAGCACGATCTCAGAAGATGGATGAAGTCACAAGCATTCAACGCGCAATGGACGGGATTATGCAATTAGCCCAGGTTAACCCGGAGGTTTTAGACATTGTCGATGTGGATAAGGCAGGCAGAACAATCTCAGACAGATTGGGTGCGCCTGCTGACATTCTACGGGGTGCTGAACAGGTCGGTGAGATTAGGCAGTCCCGACAGCAGCAGCAGCAAGCACAAGCTGAGATGGATCAAGGCCAGCAAGAAGTTGCAGGCGCACAGCAAGTAGCGGATTTGGAGCAGACAGTCAATGGACCAGTTCAGTAAGGACGTTAAGGAATTATTTAATACCAAAACAGGTGAGCGAATACTTGCCAATATGAAAGTGGTCTATGGCGATCGAATCTCGTATGCCACAGACCCATGTGAAACGGCTTTTCGTGAGGGTCAGCGTAGCATTTACTTAGAAATCACGAACATAGTGGAGAAGAAACATGAGTGAAGAAGCAGCAGCAACCGAGTCCTGGCACTCTGGTTTGTCAGAAGAGTATCGCGGTAATGAGTCACTATCACAGATCCCTGACTTGAATACCCTAGCTAAGAGCTACTTAGATGCACAGCAATATGCTGGCGGCTCAATACGGATACCAGGCGAAGATGCCTCTACAGACGATTGGGCGGCATTTAATTCAAAGCTAACCAGTAAGGTTCCTACCCTATTAAACCTCCCTAGTGACGAATCTGAGGCCCGTGATGCTATGTATGCGCGTCTTGGTCGCCCAGACACTAAGGATGGCTATCAAGTCGAGGGTGCTGACCCTGATTTCCTAGAGTGGGCGCATGAGAATGGCTTATCGACTGCTCAAGTCAAAGCATGGCAAGAGAATACACAAGGCCAATCGACTCAAGACCAAGAAGCCACCGATGCAGAAATGCAAACGGCTAACGATCTACTCAAAAAAGAGTGGGGCCATGCCTATGATGCCAAGTTAGCTGCGGCAAAAAATGCTGTGATGGCCTATGCCGATGCTGAGACTCAACAGTTCCTGTTAGACAGTGGTTTAGCTAATAACCCCGGCATGATCCGATTGATGGCTTCCATTGGTGCAACCCTTTCAGAAGAGCAGTCTGCAGGGATTGAGTCAGGCTCACGATTTACCTTGTCTCCAACCGAGGCAATGGATCGCATAAGTGAAGTCAGGCGTAACCAAGAACACCCGTATAACATTAACAATCATCCACAGCATAGGGCCGAAGTAGAGAAGATGGAAAGGCTCTACACACAGGCATATCCAGAGGAAAGTTAATCTAATAACCGCATAGGAAAGTAAGAACATCTAACTCAACAGGGTAGCTAAACCTTAGTCCTGTGGGTTAGATGAGCCGTTTCTCATATCTCGTCAAAGCAAGCGTTATTGCCAGTTAAGAGTCCCGAATGGGGTAGCTCAAAACGCCAATTTCAATTGCCAATTTCGGAGAATGAATCATGGCTAATACAATTTCAAAAGCGTTTGTCCAGCAGTTCCAGGACAACTTAATCCACCTAGCCCAACAGAAGGGTTCACGTTTGCGTTCCGCAATCAATGAGCAGTCTGTTACAGGTGAAAAATTTAACTTTGAACGTCTAGGTACTGTTGCTGCTGTCGTGAAATCTTCACGCCACACCACCACACCTGTTCTTGATGTTCCACACTCACGCCGCGTTGCAACGATGACGGATTACCACTGGGCCGATCTCATCGATGATGAAGATAAGGTTCGTATGTTGGTGACTCCTGAAAGTCACTACGCTAAATCTGGTGCTAACTCTATGGCCCGCGCTATCGATGACTTGATCATTGCAGCCGCCACAGGTAACGCAGTAGATGGTGCTGGTTCTAACGTAGCATTGCCTGCTGGTCAGAAGATCGCTCACGGCTCTGCTGGTTTGACTCTTGCTAAATTGATCTCTGCTAAAGAGATTCTTGATGGCAACGATGTTGACCCGGATGAAGAGCGTTACATGGTGCTAGGTTCTCAACAGGTTTCTAACTTGTTGAACACCACAGAAGTTAAATCCGCAGACTACAACTCAATCAAAGCCTTAGTACAGGGTGATATTGACACGTTTATGGGATTCAAGTTCTTGCGCTCTGAGCGTTTAACCTTGGCATCAACTCAGCGTACTTGCTTTGCATTTACCAAGAGTGCGATGGGCCTCGGCATTGGTAAGGATGTATCGACCAAAATCGATCTACGTCCTGACAAGTCTTACGCTCACCAGGTGTATCTATCATTCGTAGCTGGCGCAACTCGCGTACAGGATGAATGTGTTGTAGAGATCACTTGTACCGAGACTTAATCTCAGTGTGATCAACCAAGGGGCTGAAATACGCCCCTTTTTTTTAACTAGGAGTTGTCATGGCTAGTGAAGTATCAATCTGTAATAGGGCTTTAGCCATGCTAGGTGCTAATACAATCACCTCATTGCAAGATGGCTCAACAGAAGCAAATGTTTGTAACGCTGTCTACGCAGATGCGCGTGACGCAGTTTTACGATCACACCCTTGGTCGTGTGCCATTCAAAGGGCCACGTTAGCTCAACTGTCTACTGATCCAATATGGGGGTTTGATAAGGCTTACAGCTTGCCAAACGATCCACATTGCTTATCAGTTCTTGAGTTAAAAGAAGTCAGTACATACCGCATCGAGGGACGAACCCTGGTGTGTAACACAGACACAGCAACCATTAAGTTTGTTGCAAGAATCACAGACCCTGGGCAGTTCGATCCCGCTTTAGTATTTGCTTTAGCGTGTCGCATTTCTGCCGAGGTTTCCTACGCATTAACACAGAATCGGGCCTTGTCTAACGATATGTGGGCAATGTCGGCATCATCTCTCATCGATGCGTCAATTTATGATGGGGCAGAGGTAGGCTCAGAGGACATTAACTCAGTCGTCTTTGAGGTTGCCAGAGCATGAGACTATCCCCAATCGTCAATAGTTTTGCATCAGGTGAATTATCACCACGATTATTGGGTCGCACTGACTCGCCAAAATACGCCACAGGCTGTGAGGTCATGGAAAACTTCATGGCCCTACCGCATGGTGGAGCTAAAAGGCGTGGTGGTACTCGCTTTATTAACGAGGTTAAGAACTCAGCCCATACAACCCGGCTCATCCCTTTTGAGTACAGTGTTGACCAGACCTATGTCCTAGAGTTTGGAAACAACTACATCCGTTTCTATACTAATGGTGGTCAAGTCCAGGCTAGTTCTGCTGCTTACGAGATCACTACCACTTACACTCATTCCCAGGTCAATGAACTACAGTTTGCCCAAAACGCAGACGTTATGTGGATTGTTCACCCTAGTCATAAACCTAGAAAACTAACGAGGTTAGCCCATGCCACTTGGACACTTGTTGATGAATCTTTTAAAAAAGGCCCATTCCTTCCTGTTAATCAGGATGAAAGCCTTACTATCTCTTTTGCCTCGACAACTGCTGCGACTCAGAATATCACCGCCAGTGCTGCTTTGTTTGACGCTTCTCATGTTGGTGTTGATTTTCTCATAGACGTAAACCCTGGCAACGCCACAGGTGAAGTCGTGTGGGTTCGGGTGAATAGCTTTTCATCGACCACTGTGGTCAATGTGACTATCAAAGACTTGAGCTATATGCCGACTGCAACTACTGCATCCAACCTATGGCAAGAGGGTGCGTTCTCTACGCACAGAGGCTTCCCATCTGCGGTGGTGTTCTATGAGCAGCGGCTTTGGTATGGCGGTACAACACACAAGCCACAGACCCTATGGGGATCTAAGACAGGCAACTATGAAGACTTTGACCTTGGGGCATTAGCGGCTGATGGACTTAGTTATGCCATTGCCTCTGACCGGGTAAACAATATTAAGTGGATGGCTGCTCAACGTGTGTTAATCGTTGGTACATCAGGCGGTGAGTTTAGGGTGACAGGTGGTAATGAATCTGCAATCACTCCAACCAATGTTGATGTGCGTAGACAGACCAGTTACGGATCTAAGCTAGGCCATCCAGCCTATGTGGGATCAGATGTATTTTTTATTCAACGCTCTGGTACTCAAGTGCGTAACGTGGCCTACAAATGGGAGTCTGATTCCTTCCAATCGGATGACATAACCTTTCTTGCTGAACACATCACCACAGGTGGATTGACCACGTTAAGCTACAGCCATGTGCCTGATTCGGTATTGATGGGATTACGCGCTGATGGCGTTTTATTAATGCTGACTTATGAACCAACTCAAGAGGTGATTGGGTGGCACAGGCATATTACTGATGGCAAATACAAGTCGATGACAGTCATCTCAGAAGATGGGCCTGACCAATTCTGGTTTGTTGTAGAAAGAACTATCGGTGGGGCGACTAAGCAGTACATAGAGTTATATACGCCAGATACTTATTTAGA